ACTGCCGAAGAGTTTGCAACAAACCTAGTAACCTGGGCAGATGTAATTAGAAGAACCTACTATGATGGTGGTATTGATGAGATCATATCCACTAGACGATTAGTTCACATTGTAGAGGCCTATTCAATCTTTAAAGACAAGATGAAGGCTATTGAGTTATGTGTCAATAGATTTGATGATGATACAAAGGCAAGTTTCTTAGACCTCTATACCAAAGTTGACGCTGGCGAAGATGTCACCAATTATGGTCAAGAGGAACTAGAAGAGGAATCCGATGGTGATGAGGAGGTAGTTGATAATACTAACTACTAAAAATCACCTAGTCCTTGCTACACCAAAGTCCGTAATAGTCTTTGGTGTAGTTTTTTAAATGAGGGCTTGACTATTCGTAAAAAAAATGTTATAATGAATTATGTTAAAAGATAAAATCAAAATAGGATATCAACAATACACATTGGATGTATGGCCTGAATCATTTGCTACTACTGAAGAAGCAGTAGGTGAGTTCTTTGCCAACGAAAGAAAGATTGGTATAAGAGGTGATTATGTTGATTCACTTCACGGTGCCAATACATTACTACATGAAGTTATGCATGGTATTGCTTATCAGTATGGTATGGTTGAAACGCTAGAGAAATTTAATAAAGAAGAAAAGATTGTTAACACAATGACAAATGGTATAATGCAAGTGTTCGTAGATAACCCTTGGTTTATAGATTACATAAAGAAACAAATAGATAAGGAATATGGTACAAGTAATAGTCAAGGGAAATAATGTAGAACGGGCTATTCGCCAGTTAAAAAAGAAGTTGATGAAGGAAGGTATCCTTCGTGAGATAAGATTAAGAGAGGCCTACGAGAAGCCTACTTTAAAGAGACAACGAAAACATAAAGAGTCTTTGCGAAGAGTTGCTAAAGACAAACGAATGAAGAGATTGCGTGATCGAAGATCATAATACAGAATTCAGAATTCCATCGCCGTCATGGAACTTGAATATGAATATGCGAGACGGTAAAACAGAAGGAGAATAGAATGGCAAGAGCTAAACTATCAAAGAAACAAAAGGTATTAAACCTTTTATCAAAAGGTCAACCAGTATTCTGGAAGACTTTAAGATCAAGATTTGATCTAGTATCACCTAGAGCGATGATTGACACATTAAGAAGTGAAGGTCATATGATCTACATTAATACCAACACTGGTACTAATGGTAACAACACTTCTTATAGAGTTGGAACCCCAACAAAAGCAATAGTTGCTGCTGGGATTCAGAAACTTTATGGTACTAAGTACGCTTACTAGTCGTATAAATAGTATTGTTAGGCAATTCGTAAGTCCTAATAGAGGTAGAGTGTCTTGTTAAGAGACACCATTAGGGTTTTGAGTATTGTGCCTTGTCGTGATTTATTACAGACAGAAACAATACTCACTATATTATGAATGAGGCGAAGATGAAATACAAAGAAGATAAAATTATAAATGAAATAAAGTCCTATGTTGAGTCAACCTATACTCAACACTATTCAACGACAGATGAAGGTTTCCAAGTCCAAGATATCTTGAGACATTTGGATATCAATAAAGATTTTTGCCAGGCCAATGCAATTAAATATTTGTGTAGGTATGGTAAGAAGAATGGTTATAATCGCAACGACCTATTAAAGGCGGTGCATTATATTATATTATTAATGAGTGAGGAATCAAATGATGAAAATAAGTGACCAAACATTAGAAGTATTGAAAAACTTTTCGGAGATCAATACAAATATTCTAGTGAAACCAGGTAGTGAATTATCCACTATCTCAACAATGAAAAATATATTGGCAAAGGCAACGATACCTGAATCGTTTGATAAACAATTTGCCATATATGATCTATCAGAATTATTGGGCATTGTATCTGCAATAGATAAACCAGATATTGATATTACCAATGAAAAGTTTATGACAGTCGGTAATACTGGCTCAAAGTCAAAGGCAAAATATTTTTATTCAGATGAAAGTGTGGTTGTATCTCCTCAAAAAGATGTGGTAATGCCTGACGCTGAGGTTACTTTTGAATTAAAGAATGATATACTTGCTAAACTTATGAAGATGGCTGCAATTATGAAGTTGCCTGATCTATCATTAGTTGGTAAAAAAGGTCAAGATGTAATTCTTAAAGTACATGATAAAAAGAATTCTGCTAATTCTTATGAAGAATTTGTAGGTACTGAAGCGGCTGCTGACTTTACTTTCAATTTCAAGATTGAGAATTTAAAGATTGTATCGGGTGATTATGATGTTGCTGTTTCTAGTAAATCAATATCACATTTTAAAAACAAAGTGAAACCAATTGAATATTGGATTGCACTAGAACCAGATAGTAAGATAAACAAATGATTAAAGAAGCACTAATAAAAAAAGTTGAAGCAGATATCGAAATGGGTAAAGCAGAATTGCGAACATTCTTCAAAAACCCACAAGGTGTTGCTGAACATATAGATTATATATCAACAGTTGAAAAGAAGGTTGAAGCACTAGCAAATGCTCAAAATAAATATAGAACCTTAACAACATTATATCTTGATGAAAAGTAATATGAAAAAGAATTACTATGATATTATAATGAACGATAGGGTAAATGCTCTTAAAGATTTACCTTTTCAAGTTAAGTTTATGTCTATGCAAATACTTGCCTGGATGTGGTCTGCTGTATTTGGGATTTATATTATAGAGAGCATCTATGCTTTTGGTATATCTGCTATTGCTCATGCCTTGTTTATTACAATGACCGTATTGACCGCTCTATATTTTAGACAAGTACAAAAAGAAAAGATTAGTACAAGTCTTAGAGGTAGAGGTGGAGAGCATGAGTAATAAAGAACGATTGATTTGGTTCTTATTTGGTCTCATACCATTCATTGGTCTTTTAATAGCATTAGCTGAAGGGTGGATAATATTATGAGTGATTTCTTATGGGTCGAACAGTATCGACCACAAACTATTGATGAATGTATCTTACCGACAGATATAAAAGAGACCTTTCAGTCCTTTGTAGATAGAGGTGAGATATCTAATTTACTTCTTGCAGGCCCACCAGGTTGTGGTAAGACTACCGTTGCAAGAGCATTGTGTGAGCAAATGAATGCTGACTATATGTTTATCAACGGTTCTGAAGAATCTGGTATTGACACTCTTCGAACCAAGATCAAAAACTTTGCCTCCACGGTATCATTATCAGGTGGTAAGAAGGTTGTCATACTAGATGAGGCAGATTATCTAAACCCACAATCGACACAACCTGCTATGCGTGGGTTCATAGAAGAGTTCCATAAGAATTGTAGATTTATTCTTACTTGTAATTTCAAGAATAGACTTATCGAACCACTACATAGTAGATTCTCAACAATAGATTTCAAGATTGCCAACAAAGATAGACCTGTACTTGCAAGTAAGCTGTTTCAAAAGGTTGGCATTATTCTTAAAGAGCAAACTATACCTTTTGATGAGGCAGTTGTTGCCGAACTTATTAACAAACATTTCCCTGACTATCGAAGAATACTAAATGAGTTGCAAAGGTATTCTGTAAGTGGTAAAATAGATACAGGTATTTTAGCAAATATCTCGGATGATAATCTAAATAAACTTATAGGACTTTTAAAAGAAAAAGACTTTACCAATATGAGAAAATGGGTTGTCAATAATTTAGATAACGATCCAGTAGTAGTATTCAGACGAATATATGATACAATGTATGAGAACTTAGAATCAGAAACTATACCTCACGCTGTACTAATATTGGCAGACTATTCATACAAGTCCGCTTTTGTGGCAGATCAAGAAATAAATCTTGTTGCCTGTTTAACCGAGATTATGTCTCAATGTAAATTTAAATAAGGAGAAAAAAATGAGCTACACTACATATTTACAAGAATTCGAGATGTTATTTAATGGTCGTATTGATATCGATTTAAATTCTACTATTAAATTTGATTTTGGATCAGGTAAAGTAATATACTTAGATGATACAGGTGAAGCCTGTTCTGTATCGGATGAAGATAAGGTTGCTGATTGTACAATGTACATATCAGAGGATACATGGCAAAAATTTAAAGATAAAGAACTAGATGGTACTACGGCCTATATGAGTGGTCTTTTAACATTTGAAGGCAATATGCATACAGCTGAAAAACTAGGACCTATATTTGCTAAGTTAACAGGAGGATAATATGGAAAATGTGAAATTATGGGATTATAACTTCCTATTTAAAACGGATGATGGAGTACAAGAGGCAAATATGCCTTCTCTATTTTCTGGTAAAAGAATAGTTATGTTTGGGCTACCGGGTGCATTTACACCGACCTGCTCAAGTAAACAATTACCTGCTTATGAAGATTTGTATGAGCAGTTTATTGCCACTGGTAAAGTTGATGATGTGTATTGCGTATCTGTTAATGATATGTATGTTATGAATGCCTGGGGCAAAGATTTGGGATTGAAATCAATTACTTTAATACCAGATGGTGAAGGTGTGCTAACAAGTCAAATAGGAATGTTAGTAGATAAACCTGGAACTAAATTCGGTAAAAGGTCTTGGCGATATTCTGCTTTTGTAGCAGATGGCATTGTCAAAAAAATGTTCATTGAAGATGGCATAAATAATATATCAGATGAGAATGTTGGAGACCCATATGAGGAATCTAAACCAGAAAAGATATTAGATTATGTCAAATCCCTATGAGTTAAAACATTACCTTAACGCAATCAATTACACAAAAGAAGACCTGGTTAAATCAGATGATCAGATGTGGGCTAAGAAGTATCCTGCCTATATCACTAATAAGATTATGTCTGCATTCCCAGATACTCTTATGTTATCCAATGAAATGAATCGAAGTCACCACCTTGACAAAGATATTCAGTTTCAATTTTATATAAATAGTGTTAGAAAAAAGAAACGATTTAGTCCGTTCATAAGAGCGTCTAAATTGAAAGACATTGATTTGGTAAAAGAGTTTTATGGGTTTAGTAATGATAAAGCAAAAGACGCTCTAAAAATACTCTCTAAGGAACAAATTAAGATTATTAAAGAAAAATTATTTAAAGGTGGAACAAAATGAGTGAAGATATACAATGGAGTCCAGAGAGTATGCTCGAGGTCTCTTTAAAAGAACCTGACGATTTTTTGAAGGTTCGAGAAACACTAACAAGAATTGGTGTTGCGTCAAGAAAAGATAAAAAACTATTTCAATCGTGCCATATACTACACAAACAAGGTAGATATTTCATAGTACATTTTAAAGAACTGTTTGCCCTAGATGGCAAACCTAGTAATTTATCCGACAACGATATACAAAGAAGAAATACAATTACACAGCTACTTGCTGATTGGGGATTAATTAGTATGATTAATTCTAATGCTGCTAACGATAAAGCACCATTATCTCAAATAAAAGTTATTGCATTTAAAGATAAAAATAACTGGACATTAGAGACTAAGTATAACATAGGTAAAAAGGTAGATGAAACCAATTAAGTTTAATGATTACTTAGCTGAAGAAACTAAAGGTAAAAATAAAGCATTTAGATTACTTATCATTACCGATGAGCCTGAAGAGGCAAAAGAATTTCATACTGCTGATAGACTAAGAGAAGAAGCAGATAAGAAAGGCTACAAGAATTATCTATACAAATTATCTGGTGGATATATAACACTAGAGGATGGTATTCGTAGAGTACATAATAAAGACGATAAAAAAGGATTTGAAATATCACATAAAGATACAGTTGCTGTCATTCGTGGTTCTATTACAAGAAAAGACTCTTGGTTAGACCTAGTATCACAATTAGAAAGAGCAGGTATCGTATGTGTCAATTCTAGATCAACAATCAATACCTGTGCTGATAAGTATAGAACATCATTAAGACTTGCGGATGTAGGTCTAAGACAGCCTAAAACTGTTTTAATAAGTGATCCTGATAATGTTAAAGAAGCATTCGAGCAATTAGATACAGATTTTCCTATCATACTTAAAACACTTAGAGGTTCAAAAGGTGTTGGTGTTCTATTCGTAGAGAGTGAAAAATCTCTAGTAAGTTTAGTACAAGTATTAAACAAACAAGACGAAGATTCTGATTTACTTCTACAAGAATTTATAAAAACAGAGTATGACGCTAGAGTCCATGTTCTTGGTGGTAAAGTGATTGCGGCCATGAGACGAGATGTACTAGAAGGAGACTTTAGAAGTAATATATCTCAAGGTGCTGACGCTAGTGATTTACCTTTAACAAATTTAGAAATAGAAAAATGTCTTGAAGCTGCTAAGGCAGTTGGCGGAGTATGGACTGGTGTTGACTTTATACCTTCTAAGAATAGAGAGAAAGATGAACCATTTTTTATCGAAGTAAACTCTTCTGCTGGTACTGAAGGAGTTGAAAAGGCAACGAAAAGAAATATATCAAAAGAGATTATAGAATTTTTTGAAGATAGAAATAATTGGGTTCATGTTGCTAATGAATGTGGGTTTAAAGAGATGATTAAGATTGCTGGTGTAGATTTAGTTGCTAAATTTGATACAGGTAATAGTGGTCGAAATGTTATACATGGAGACAAGATAAATATTCAAGGTAAGAAAGTCAGTTGGACTTTACTAGGTAAAAAATATACGACTGATATTATTAAAATGGACAATATTAAAGTGGGTGGTCTTAGAAACTATGATGAAGACCGACCACTAATAGAATTAGATGTTGAATTTGCAGGCACCATCTATGAGAAAGTTCTCTTTACGATTGATGATAGAGCAGAACGAACACCTATCTTATTAGATAGGGAATTTATGAAGCGATTAAATGTTATGGTTAACCCTGCTAGAAAATACTTATTGACTACACCATTTGTTGCTGACAAACAAAAGGAAGAATAATGGCTAATACAAGTGAAGTGAAAGTCCTACGATTAAAAGTGGGCGATTTTATAATTGCTAAAGTAAGTGAGTTGAAAGACAAATATACTATGGAGAAACCTATGGCATTAGGTTTTGTTGGTGCAGGAGAGAGTGGCCAAGGCACTCTACAATTTGCCCCTTGGTTCCCATTTACAGATTCAAGAGAGATTAATATAAGAAAAGATGATGTTCTTTTAATAGAAGAACCTGGTCTTGATCTATTGAATCATTATAACAAAAATTTTGGTAGTGGTTTGATACAAACACCTAAAGGTTTAATTACTGAATAGTGATAGAAGAATTAGCAAACGGCAACGCAGCCTTTGTTGATGTTCAAGTAAAAGACTTAACTGAAAATCAAATAAAAGATTTAGGTCATCTTTTACTACACCACGGGTGCATAGTTTTAAAAAGACAAAAAGATATAGACCTCAAACTATATTCACACCTGTTATCTACAATAGGTGATATACAAGACAGACTCATAGTTAAACACACCATCAAACATAATAAATGGAAGTATGGTGATCCTCTAGAACAGAATATGTCTAGAGAAGAAATTGAAAAAGGTCTTAGAGACTTTTATGATGTCTTACATAAAACTAAATTTGTTCCTATGGAACAGAAAGATGAAATAACTTTCGGTGTAGGAAAAAAACCTGATATAGAAGAATCATTATTCGGTGATAAGCTTTTATATCCGATGGGTTGGTTTGACGAAGAGTACTATTGGGTATGTGAAGTTAGTGATAGAAAAAAACAAGGAGGACTTCCTCAAGGACTGTTTGGATATAATGATATAATATGGCACACAAATTTAAACAGTCAATTCTTTTTACAATATGGTTCTAGTGTAGTATTATATGGTAAAGAACATACAGCTGGTAGTATAACCCCCATACTTAATTGTAATCATGCCTATTCTGATTTTGATGAAACATTAAAAAATAAAATGTTGCAAACAAAAGGACCTATGGGTAAAGTATTGCAACACTCCGATAATGATTCTATAGCTGTGAAGATACGATCATTAGGAACAGGTAGTGATTATAGTTATGCTAAATATACGAATAATGATATGTTATTAAATGCATTAGAGCAAAAAGCATTAGTGTATTTAGGTGAAGCAGACGACACTCCTTTAGTTCTGAAAACTCCAACTACTGCTAAATATGGTGATTATACATTTAATGCTAAAATGGCAGTTAGTGGACTTACCGGTGATATACCTTTATCTAGAGAAATATTATCTAAGGCATTTGAAGTTGATACATACAGATATAATCACGAATGGGAAGATGGTGATATAATTTTGTTTGATCAAGGGCTCACAGCCCATGCAAGAGATAATTCTAAAACATTAGAACCAAAGAAAAGAATTTTATGGAGAAGTTGTATTAATCATAGTAAATTAAACATACCAAAATGGTTAGATATAAAAGAAAATAGAAATAATACTTGACTTCCAATTGTAAACCTGTTATAATAGTTATATGAAGTTCTACACATCCGTCATACCACACCGTGGTCGTCTATTGGTTCGTGCCATTGTTAACGGTAAAAGAATTCAAAAAAGAATTAGTTATAAACCCTCCCTTTTCGTACCAGTTAAAAAAGAAACAAAGTATAAAACTCTAGATGGTCGACCATGTGAGAGAATCAAATTCGATTCTACATATGAAGCGAGAGAGTGGTTAAAACAATATGATGGCGTCACCGGGTTTGAATACTTCGGTAATACTAGACATCAACACGCCTTCATATCAGATGAATTCAAAGGTAATATAGAGTGGGATCTTTCTAAATTAAATACTATTACTATTGATATTGAAACAGAATGTGCAAATGGTTTTCCTGATCCTAAAACTGCAATCGAGCCTCTATTATGTGTCACCGTAAAATCTCATTCAACAAAAGAAATAATTGTATTCGGTATAGGTGAATACAAAAATGATAATGACAAAGTAACCTATCATCAATTTCCTACTGAACAGTCTCTATTAGAAGCATTTATTAAATTCTGGTCAGATTATGATCCTGATATTGTCACCGGTTGGAACTGCAAGTTCTTCGATATGCCGTATCTAATTAATCGTATTAATTATTTACTAGGCGAAAGTGAATCATTAAAACTAAGTCCGTGGGGTGTTGTTGAAGGCAAGAAACAAAGTAAACAATTCGGCGGCGAGATAGAACATTACGATATTCTTGGTGTATCAACCTTAGATTATCTAGACTTGTATAAGAAATACACTTATACAAAACTAGAATCATACAGACTTAACTTCGTTGCTGGTGTAGAACTCGGTGATTTCAAAGATGAGAATCCTTATGATAGTTTCAAAGAATGGTACACCAAGGACTACCAGTCATTCGTAGATTATAATATTCAAGATGTAGAACTAGTTGATCAGTTGGAAGATAAAATGAAACTGATTGAATTGCATTTGACTATGGCCTATGAGGCAAAGGTAAACTTTCAAGAAGTATTCCAACAAGTGACCATGTGGGATGCAATCATATTTAATTTCTTAAAAGATAAAGGTATTGTTGTTCCACAAAAGATAGATCACGAAGGTGCTCGTGGTTATGAAGGTGCATATGTAAAAGATCCTATT